ATTCCTATTAGTTTCATGGTTTCTTGCTGTTTATAGTATAATTTGCAAAAAGATTTTGCAATATTCTTTAGTTCATCACGATCATCACAACTATCTATCTGTGATGCCAATTTAGTGTAAGCAAATTGTTTTGACAGATTGCTTAGTTCAATGCTATCTGGATCCATTTAATAACTCCTTAAGTAATGACTTGATATCGTTGATATCATCTTTAATGGTAGCAACTTCATCTTCGATTGTTTGCATCTTTTGATTATTCTCATTTTTAACCTCACGACTAGCAATGTACTGATCATAAGATGTATTATTTACATTAATTACAGTATTAGTTTCGGGATCTCTCGCGAGATCCTTATGACCTTTTACAGTATAAATTTCCATATTATGCAAGAGCAATAACTCTCAGATTTTTGAGTTGTGGTGCAAGTGTTTGATTTGTTGATGTCATCACAAGTTTTATTCTATATGCTCTAAAGGAAGGTAGATTGTCTACAGAGAACTTATGCTCTCTAAAAATCGTATCTGATACACCAAATCCTCTCTTATTAGAACTTGGTACTAAGACATCAGTCCTTCCGTCATTATCTTCTTCATTGATTATTAGACCTCTAGAATTTATATTGAGATATCCTGGGAATGGTGTAAATACTGGTTCAAATCCGGGATTTCCACTGATGGAATAGAATGCTCTAATATCACACTCCGATGGGAGTTGTGCATCAGTTGTTATTTGTAAAGAAGATGCGGGATTTTCTAATAATATTTCTTTGGAAATATATTGACAAGCACTTGGATCGTCAAAAATCGTATTTACTCTAGAATCCTCAGCATAATTTAAAATTTCACTATTAACTCTATTGGATACTGCATAGATGCTGCATCTTTGAAGTTCAATTTGTGGACTTAATTTTGAATTTGTTGTACCAAGGAAAAGTCTCATTTGGAAAGACTTATTACCTTCAATAGAACTTAATTTGCGATCTTCATTTACTTTTGAGAAAATTGCTCTTGGAGAATCAAGATAATTATTTTCATTCAAGGTGACATCTTCAAATCCGACATTAATATAAGGAATTTCATTACCACTAATACTTTGTGATGTAGTAGTTCTTATCTGACCACTAATTGAGGTTCCTTCAACGGCAATATTGTGAATAGATGGTTTAATAACTTCGAAAGGAATATTTTTAGTGGCTTTTACATTATCTCCACCTGTAGAATCAGACGCACCTATGAATAATTTTGGAAATCCTGATGCTGAAGATGATCTATCCGCATTTGAAGATTGACCTGCTTCTCCATACTTCTGTGACATATCAAGTTTGATATGATATGAATCCAGATTTATTGGATTTGCAATAGTTACATCATTTAAATCATGTGTTTTATTAATTCTTGCAAGACTTACTCCACCCAATTCATATTTGTAAACAGGAGTATTAATTGGATAAGTTTTGGGAGTTGTTCCTCTCGAAATATTACCTCCAATTGATGATGCTGTTGTAGAAGTATATTCTATAACTTCATCTCCAATTAAAATCAATCCAGTGTTGGTTGAACCTACAGAAACATTTTCAAACGTGCTGAATTTATCTCCAGTTCCGTTTGATACTGAAATGGGATCTGTGGAAGATTTGGAATATTCTGCCGTCAGTTTTGTAGGTTTAATATCTGGAAGGATTCCTACAATTCTAACGAAGTTGTCATCAAAATTCATTCCATGATTTACATGATTAACTTTAACATGCAACCCATCAGATACTGTCGTCGATGCGTTAATAGTAACGTCTCCACTAAAAGCAGTTCCGTTAAATGTTCCACTATTCAATTCCCTAAGGGTATTGCTACTATCAAAGAAGGTTAATGTTCCTGCAGCACCAGTTACAAAATCTCCCTGAACATTATTAAGTATCAATTGCGAGGTTTGACCTATAGATGTCAAAGTAAATCTAGCATTTCTCCCAACACTAGCAGCACCGATAGCATTAATTGAAACTACATCACCAACCTGATAACCAACCCCGCCATTTCCACTAATTGTCGCTGCTATAGCAACACCATTTTCAATAGAGACATTAGCAACTGCACCAGATCCTGATCCAGAAATTGTGACTAGATTGACATTGGGGAAAGTTGTTGATCCATCTGCAGGAGTATATCCTATTCCAGGATTTGTAATCGTCATAGATCCCGTTGCACTTGCAGCAACTCCAACAAGATCTCCAGTTGCAGTAACATTACTGACCTGAGAGAAAGTATTGCCCATAACATAACGATTATCTGCTAATGTTGTTCCAAGTCCTACACGAATTTCTTTGGAAGAGATATTCAATGGATTTTCCATCAACTGAGCAATTTGCTTATTGCCTTCTGAAAGTTCTGGACTGTACAAATCAACAGTTCCAGATTCTACAAAGTCTGCTCTGTAGAGAGTGAACTTGAGATCCTCCCATTGACTTGCTTCCCATGTAGAAGCATTTTGGGATTTAAACAAAGATCCAAGAGTTGGTTGGTTGGAGATGTATGAATCGGTAAGAATATCATTTTCACCAATTCTGGAAATATAAACACTATATTTCGTTGAGTTTGATATCAAACAAATTGCATATTCTTTTCCACTTTCAAGATAAACCGGAGCAGCAAACTCAAATGTAGTTGCAACAGATCCATCTGTTGATATGTTAACATTATCTGGGGTTAATACAACTTCTGATAGATCAAAATACTTAGGAGTTGGGAAACCATTCTCCATTGATCTAATCTGAAATCTAACTGGGGTGTCATCATCATCTTTTGTGCGGAAGAACACATCGCATTTTGTTACAAATATTCCATCAGGGTCTTTCAGTGGGTCAACTAAGAAAGATTGTGCTAGAGGATCATACCATCCGACGATAGTTTCAGATGTAGTTGGTTGACCAATATTTCTTGTCGCAACAACCTCAGTATCTAAAGTTCTATTAATAGGTTCCTCAGCAAACAGTTGTTTATTTTCAATGCTTGCATTTCTAATTGATAAAATTTGATCCTGAACTGTTTCTATAATACCTGAGGTTGGATATGCTTGCTCACCAATTGTTGTTGCAGCATTTTGATCATTATCCGGATCATTTGTCAATGTAAACACATTAGTTCCAGTATCAAATTTAGGATTGTCTCCATTATTAGGATCTGGAATAAACAAACTTCCAATTAAAGCAGAAGATGTATCACTAATTAATCTGACATTAGTTACCTCTGCTTCTGCACCACTAGTTTTTCCACTTAGAATCATCCCAGTTTGAATATGACCAAAGAACTCTCCTTGTGGTTGATTTGAAAGGGAGTAAGTATCTACATTTAAAATTGTAGAAGTTGACGAATACAATTCTGGAATTACACCACCACTTACATAAGGATTATCTGGATAAACTTCGGTTGGTGAATCATAATCACCTTTTCTATGATTTGATTGTGCTACTCTAAAATCAATTTGTGGGTCAGTATTTTTTCCTTCCTCACTTAATCCAACAGTAAGTACTCTACCCTCTACAGATTCTCCAACCTGGAATGTTCCAGATTTCATAGTAATCTCAATTAGTTTTGGAACACAAAACTTTGTAACATCTTTTCCATCAAAGAAGGCATAGATCTGTGTGCTTGGTTTTAGATTAGCAGAAGAAAACTCAACATTTCTAGATCTAACAGTAGAAATAATCTCCGTGCTTAAGACTTTTGGTCCAAGATTTACTTCCTCAAATGTTTCAATAACCTGATACTGTGTTCCAGTTCTTGACTGTGTTCCGCTTTCAATTGTTTCGACAACATCTTGCTCAATTGTTTGAGAGGAAGTCTGTCTCACCCATGCAGCAGGTCCACCGCTACCACCATTAATCCACCCACCACGTCCAAAAGTACGGTCACTTGCTGATGTACCAGTTACTGTATTTTCTGTTTGTGAGGTAGTTCCAGACCAGTTATTTTCCCAAGAATTCCATAGTTCTGAAGCAAAACCAGTTTCTGGATCAACTCCAAACTTCTCTTCTGCCTCAGACATAACCTGAGTGTAGTTCCCAATAGTATCGATTGTTTTGGCTTTTATTTCGTTTGGAGTAACCCAGTTATCAGAAGATGGTGTTAATGATATTGTTCCCTGCCAGAAACTAATAAGGAAAGGAGTTACACTTTCAGTTCTAGTTGCAAAAGGTTGGTTTATCCACTCAAGTTCACTATATTCCAAACTGACAATATCATTCTGTTTTCTAATATTGACACCTTCTATTGCAGAAGTTCTTTGATCTTCAGTTGAATCAACATCAACAACTGGTCCAGTTTGTAAAGTAACTGAATTTGTAATGTGTTTTGGTCTAAGTATTTGACCTGTTTGATCAATACTATTACGTTTACCAATTCTTAAATCTTGAGTTTTGAAAGATGTGAAATTATCGACAAAAAATCCAGATTTAAATCTATTGAGACCATTGGCATCACTAATAAACTGATTTGCCGTATTACTTTCAAGTAAAGAAAGTTGAGTGTAATACTCTAATTTTTTTATACGATCTTCCAATCGCTTGATATCCCTCATTTGGAATCTCTTATACTTCAGGAACTTTATAGATGCCTGCTGCGTATTGTGGAGATAAGGGGGATAGCGCATTTCTGCAATTTCAATAGCATTATCAATTGATTCTGGTTTAGATCTTGTTGGATCATCTGAAGGAACTCCAAATTTTAATTGGAACTTTCCATCTTTATGTAAGAAAAGTCTGTCAATTCTTCCTTGATAATATGAATAATCCAAGAAAATAGTTTCATTGGATGCTAGAATATTAGGAACAGAATTTCCTAAACCATTAAATGATCTACCAAGAAACTCTAAAGGAGATCTGGTAGATGTTGCTGTAATATAATCACTAACTCTTGGTCTCAGATCTATAATATCAGTATTCAATACCCCATTATATGCTTTAACTTCAGTTGAATAGTTAAAGTCATTGTATGATTCTACAGTAACGATGTCTCCATCATCAGAAGAATCAAAAGATGCATTCTTATAGTAAATTTTTATCTTGTTTTTTGGGGAATTTGAATCAGTTTTTCTTGTCAAAGATCCATGATTATAAGATGTGCTTCTTTGACCAGAAGAAAAGGTGTAATTTGATGCAATATTAAATGATGTTGTATTTAAAGCACCAATTATTCCCTCTACTAGAGATTCTTGAAAGACTACAACTTCCCCTTCAATAAATTTAAAATTGTTTTTGGGAAGATATCTTAAATCACTAGAATTTTTAACCTCACCAAATACTGCGACTGCTCCACTTGTTTGACCAACTAACAATTCACCAATGATCATATCACCGGTACTAGCAGTTGGTCCATTGAGTTGAGCTAAAGTCATCTCAGGAGATCCAAAGTTGGCATCAGTTAAAGTCACATCTGATGTTTCATATATTCCATGAATTTCAATAATATCTGGAGTATTCAGAGAAATTATGTTATCTTGAACTCTAGTACCAAATGCATAATCACCATAAGATAATCCATCGTTAAGAGTCGTTGATCCAATTCCAGATGCTGGATTTATGGATTTATCAACTACTAAAGTTTTAACTCTATTTTTAATTTTTTTCTTAGATTTTACTTTTGATTTTTTGACCGTAACAATAAGTTGCGCGTCTTCATTATTAGATCCTAAATTTCTAATTTGAACTTCTCTAAGATTAGTTGAGAATTGGAATTTATCCAAAGAAAGGGATTCTGTCACTCCATCTGATCTAATAAGAGTATATCTCTCATCGGAATATGGCAAATAAGTTTCACCCTCCGGTAGAGTTACGGTTGTGAGACTTGTAGAATCTAATTGATTATTCGCAATAGTAACAGTAAAAGTTTTTCTTATACTTATTTCAGCATCAGTTAAATTGACCGTAGCAATATTTTCTTTTGGTAGTTCTGTAAATAATGTATTATCAGAAGAAGAATCCAATTCAGTTGTAAGTAGTTCTAAGTCTGATGTTATAAAATTAGATGATGGAAGTTTTCCGTTTACAACTCCAGTTACAGTAGTAACTCCCGTTACTGTGACACTAGATGGAGTTACAGATACTACTTTAGCAGTAATTGGATCATCCGATATAGAAACATCGGAATATTGTAATAAACTATTTACTTTTATATCTCCAGGAAATAGTTTATTAGAACTGGTTATAGTACTAATTCCATTACTATCAAATTTTGTAACTGATGCAACACCTATAGTAGCAGAGGGTGTCTGCACTACGTTTGCACTAAAAGTATTAATTCCAACTATATTTTCCTGATTGTCTGGATCAGCTGCAATACCTGTATTTGAATATACTGATTTTACGTTTGAAATACCATATGATGTTATAGTCTTTGCTATTCTATTAATCGTAGTTGATTGAGTAGAAATTCCACTTCTAAAAACTAAAGTTTCATTTTTGATAAATTCTCCCTTTTTATCATAAACTGTCAAAGCTGTTCCCACAACAGGACTTCTTAAGAATGCAGTAGCTCCACTATTACTACCTTCAACATATGATGGGATTGTTAGACTTAAAGATTGATTAACTTCAATTTCTGTAAATGGTTGTATGTCATACATTGACATTCCCCACTCATTATCATCGGGTAATGCTGAATTATAAGACCCGGATTCTAATCTAAAGTCAAATACTCTAGCAAAACCAATTTCTTTTCCCGGTGCTGTTTCTGAATTTAAACCAACTCTTTCATTTCTCAAACTCAATATGAAAGTATTTCCTACCCCTACAGTTGGAGATCTATAAACACTATTTAATTTTAGAGTTGGTCCTGTATTATAATTTAAAAATTGATCTTCTATAGTTCTAGTAGTTCTTGGTTTTGGTATATCAATAATAGTATTGCTAATTGTTTCAATTTCATATCCTTTCACATATGCTTTTCCTGGAGAAATTCTACATAAAGCTAAGTCTGCATTAGCAGCAGTTCCTCCCGCAGTAAACTGACCAGGTTCGTATAAACCCTGATTTCCTAAATTATTGTTTAATGAATTTACAATAGAAACATTAAATGGTCTTACAATGTAATGACCACTCTCATCAAAAGTTCTTCTCGCTAGAACATCAGTTAAATCATCATGGAAGACTGCACCATTTCCTCTTAAAGCACTACCTTTTCTACTTGCTGAGGTTTTTAAATTTCCATTTTCAATCGTTGCTAATTCTACAAAATTATCATCATTGAAATCATCAATAGATTTTTTAAATAGACTTACTGAAATTTGTAGTCTATCTGCTCCAGGAGCTCCATAATTATTAAATCCTTGAGAATTGTCATTAAGAGATTCATCTGTGTTTGCGTTTACAATCTCTTCAGATACAAATAGACCTACTCTATAACTAGGTTTATTTGTATATTGGTCCAGTATTAAAGTTTCTTTATTTACATTTACAAAGTATCCACGTATAAAATATACTCCTTCTTCAATTTGAAATGCTGATCCAGTTGCAGTTGCATCATTGGATAATGTATTTGCAAAAGGTGTTCCAGAAGCAATAGTAGAATTTCCAAGTAATCCAGAACTAATAATCTGATTACATGTCAAAGACTCTCCATCAGAAAAAGTTTGAGTAGTATTATCTAATCTAGACGATCCGGAATATGAAACATAAAGAGTTACAGAACCTCTTTCAGAATCTTCAGATGATAAAATACTATCAACAACTGCAGTCACTCCAGAAGTTTGACCAGTAATTTTTGTTCCAACTAATTGATCTACATATGCCTCAACAGGAACACCTTGAAAATTATTTGCTAATTGAACCGCGTAATATAATTGAGAATATCCAATATTACCGGGAATTACTTTTGCACCTTCTTTAAAAAAGTGTTGTCCAAATTTTTCTACTTGATTCTGTAGAATTGACTGTAAAGTACTTAGTTCTCTTGCCTGAACAGGATATCCAGGCTTAAAAAGTACTTTTTGGTAATCATTTGTGGGATCAAAATCATCAAAGTAGGGAGCTACGTTGAGGTTCGTTTGTTGTGGCATAATTCTTTAGAACTGCAAGATAACTTTTATGTCTTCTTTTTGATTTGACGATCTTGTTATAGATGGTCTATTATCTACGTATATAATATTTCCAGAATGCTGTTTTACCTCTGGAGAAGCAACACCGCTACTAAAATCCATTCCAAGATAATATATACGATTATTTATCGTGGTTTTGTTATCACTAAAAGAACTGTCAATACTTAATTGTAGTCCTGTACTTGGGGTAATTGTAAGAGTTCCATCTCCAGATGGAGTTCCTGTAAATTCTCTCAACTCATATCCATATGTTGGATTTGTTTGACCAATTCCTGCTGTTGTAAATCCCGCAACAGATCGATCCTGCCACAGTTTTAAAACTCCCGTATTTGAGTCATAAGTAACAACTTTTCCTACAGCAGTCTGTCCAGTACCAACTGTTTGTGTAACAAAAGAATCTGCGGTGAAAGTTGCTGCACTGTAACCAACTCCAGTAAGTTTTAATGCAGTTACTGCACTTGCTTTGTCAATAGTTAAGAAAGATCCTCCTGCTGGAGAATTTGGATTTTCTATAATACCAATTCTTGAAAATTGGTTGCCCGTTATAAAGTCTGGATTTTCATTATCATTCTCAATTCTAGAATATAACAATACACTATATGCACCAAGTTCTCTATAAATGTCTGCACCATGACCACCTTGAGGAGTTATGATAACATCAAAATTTGGTCTTGTTGTTCCAACTGGAACTCCACCAGCTTCAAAATCAACTGTTCCAAAAGTATACCCAGAACCCTGAGAAGATATATTAATAGTATCAACTTTTGAATCACCATCAATAGTAATAGTGCATTCTGCACCAGATCCATCCCCTTGAATAGGAACTCTAGTATATGTGCTGTTTGCTGTTCCTAATCCAACTCCACGATTTTTTATTGTTGCAATTTTGATAGATCCATCTACAGCATTTTCTCTAACTAAAGAAGTATCGTTACTAGTGCTCCAATTGTTAGGAACAGGTAAAAATTGTGTGGAGTCAAATTTAACAATGTCTGCTGGTTTAATAGTGTATAGATATTTCCAAATATATCCGTCACCACTGGTTCCAGCTGATTTTGGTTCTAAATCAACAAATGTTGGCTCATCTAAAGAGGGTCTACCAAGTGTATTTTCTGGATTAGTTCCATTTTGGAGACAAATATAAACTCTATAATCACTATTTAAAACATAAAAATTTGAGTTATATAAATTAGTTGATCCAGAAACAGATGCAATATTAATTCTACTATAGTCATGTCGATACATGTCATAAGTAGTTCCTGAAGACCAAGTTCTTTTAGGAACAACCTGCCTAACATCGGTAGAATTGATTCTCTTAAGAGCAATCATTGAATCCCAATAATCATTCTCCTGATCAAAATTATCTTTTGGTGCAGGTGGAGAATCATTCCAGGTGGAAGAATAATCAGTTGGATTTGGAAGACCAACAAAAGAATAATAGGAATTACTTTGATTTGCAATTCCTGCAACAAAATTCTTTGCGTTTAATATTCTAACTTGATCAGTTATAATGGCAGCCATTTTGACAGACTTTTTTATTATTTATTACAGATAATCATGTGAATTTTTTAAACCTTATATACTTGGTTCTATAAAGTTTAGAAGAGGTTGATATTCCTGTTAATTCATTTGTTCCAATTCCAGATAAAGTATTTGCTGGATAAGAAAGTTGTTTAGTTCTTCCAGTTAAGATAACCTTACCCCAAGAATATTCACCAAGGAATTCAGCGGTTGATAATCCAGAAATTCCATTAGGATTGATATTAGTATTTACAGTTACTTTAACAACTGTTGTACTGATTCCAGAAATATTTTGAGTTATTAATTCTGAAGAGTTGACAACATATACATTATCAATAAA